TCGAGTCGTGGCGCAACGTCCACGGGCCGGCGACCCCCGACACACTGGAGACGTGGGCGGCGGTCCAAGCCTTCTTCGAGGAAGGCGGCCAGTTCCTCTGGTTCGTGAGGACCGCCCACTACACCGACATCACCGACGCGTCGACGCTGACGGCCGCGGAAGCGGACATCACCGCGGACACGGACGCCGCCACGAGTGCGCAGCTCGTGGCCGCAAACGCGGCCCCATACCTACTTTCGCCGTCGGATAGCATCGCCATCGATGTGGACAACGGCGGGCCCGTTACCGCGACCTTCACCGCGACCGCGGCGGTCCTGACCTCGGTCGAGACCACCCCGTTCGCCCTGGTCGACGGGCAGACCCTGCTGGTCCAGATCAACAACGGGGCGGTCCAGACCGTCACGTTCAACACCGCCGACTTCGGGGACATCACTGCGGCTACGGCGGCAGAGGTCCTGGCCGTGATGAACGCGCAGCTCACTGACTGCTCCGTTTCGATCTCGTCCGGGGCGATGCGCATCACCTCCGACCGCCGGGGCAGCACCGCCGAGGTGGATGTCACCGGCGGCACCGCGGCTGCGGCCTTCGACTTCCCCGCTGCTGCGGTCGGCTCGGGCAACGTCGGGAACATCGCAGCGGTGACCTACGCCGAGGTCAAGTCGGTGGTCGAGGCGGCGATCTCGGGACTCACCGTAACCGAGACCGCGGTGGGCTCGGGAATCCCCGTCTTCACGTCCGACACCACCGGGGTGGCGTCCGAGCTGGAAGTCACCTCCAGCACTGGGGTCCAGACCGCGCTCGCCCTCCCCAGCGGCCCGGAGAACGGGACCGCCGGAAGCGCGACCCCCACCCTCACCTTCACCGCGAAGTACCTCGGGTCCTACGCCAACAACGTGGTCGCGCGCGTCAAGGCCTCCACTTCGGGGGAGGCGGCCCGCTTCAACCTCGACGTGCTGGAGAACGGGTTCGTGGTCGAGACCTTCTCCAACCTTTCGATGGTCGAGGCGGACCCCAACTTCGTCGAGAACGTCCTGGGACAGCCCGGGGTCGGCTCCGAGCGCATCACCGCGACGGCGCTGACGACCGGCCGCCCGGAGGATGGGGACTACGCGCTCGCCGGCGGCGACGATGGGCTGAGCGGGATCGCCGACTCCGACTTCATCGGCTCGTCCGCCAGCGACACGGGTCTCCGCGCGTTCGACGTGGTCAGTGACGGGACGCTGCTCGCCTGCCCCAGTCGGGCCACGGCTGCGGTCGCCAACGCGATGACCCAATACGCGGAAGTCACGCGGGGCCGGTCGCTGTTCGCCGTCTTGGACCCGCCGGCTGCGCTGAATGCCGCGGCGATCATCCAGTACATCGAGGTGACGGCCGGACTGATCGACAACTCCGAGCACATCGGGGTGTTCTGGCCGCGGGTCAAGATCCTCAACCCGAACAAGGCGGTGTTCGGGTCCGCGGACCACATCACCGTTCCCAACTCCGGCCACATCTGTGGGCTCATGGCTCGGGTGGACTCGGCCCGGCCCGGTGGGGTCTACGACGCGCCCGCGGGCGAGCTCGGCTACCTCCGCAGTGTGGTCGGTCTCGAAGACGACCCCGACGGCGCGGAGCGGCACCAGGTCTTGAAGGAGAACGTCCGCGACCTGGTCTACCCGAAGCTGATCAACCCGATCTCCAACACCTTCGGGGCGCTCGCCGTCGACGGGACCCGGACCTTGAAGTCGGACGGCAACTTCCCGGGGCTCGCGGAGCAGCGCGGGGTGATCTTCATCGAGCAGTCGATCAAGCGGGGGATCCAGTTCGCCCGCCACCGCTCGCATGACGGGGAGCTCCGGTCCGAGGTCTTCCGCACGATCGAGCGGTTCCTGATCGCGCAGATGAAGTTGAACGCGTTCCGAACCAAGAACCCCGCGACCGCCTTCTTCATCGACGTGGGCACGGGCCTCAACACGGACGCCGTGGTGTTCTCCAACCAGATCCGCATCCGCGTCGGGCTGGCCACCAAGAAGACGGTCGACTGGGTGATCCTGGAGTTCGTCCAGGACACCCGGGCGCTCGAACAAGAGCTGGCCCAGGCCTAACCCTCGCCCCTGACCCCGCCCGACCCCGAAAGGAACCCCTGACCCATGCCGATCGCAGGAGCGCCTCGCACGTTCGAGGACAAGTTCAAGTTCACCATCGAGATCGATGGGATCGCCCACGCCGGGTTCAACAAGTGCTCCGAGCTGAGCGCCGAGTTCGACACGGTCGAGTACCGCGAGGGGGGCGACTTGGTCCCCACGGTCAAGGACCCGGGGCTGCTCAACTTCGCTGACGTGACCCTGGAGCGCGGGGCCGTCGCGGACGATTCCGACCTCTACGAGTGGTTCGAGAGCGTCGCGGACTACGCGTTGAACACAGGGCGTGTGAACCCCGAGTTCAAGCGGAGCCTCGACATCGTGGTCCGGGATCGTGATGGCACCGTGTTGAAGCGCTGGCGCTTGACCGAGGCCTGGCCCAAAAAGTTCGTGGGCGGCGAGTGGGACGGTGGAGCCAGCGAGAAGACCATGGAGATGGTCACCCTCGCGTTCACCGGCTTCAAGCGGCTCGCCAACCTCGCGGCCTAGTGCCGCGGGCTCTCCTGGCGTGGAGCTGGAGCTAGGAGAGTCGGACCCCGGGGCCCTACGGCTTCCGGGGTCTTTTCGTCCAGCCGAGAAGACGAGAAGACGAGACCATGCCCCAGATCGAAATCCACTGTCCGTCCGGCTTGAAGGGAGTCGTTCGCGGTCTCCGCGGCGAGGAGCTGGACGTGTTCGCCAACCGCCAAGAGGTCCAGCGTCGTCGCGTGAGCCGCACGGTGCTCACCAACTGCTGGGTCGAGACCTTGGAGCTCGGACCCGCGTACGAGGGTCGGCTCTCGGCCGAGAAGCTCCACATGGACAAGGTCCTGATGTGCGACCGGTTCTACGCGCTTCTCCAGATCCGCTGCGCCACGCATGGCCCGCAGTACGACTTCCGGGTCCAGTGCTCGGACCCGTCGTGTCGGAAGCGCTACGACTGGGGCCTGGACATCAACAAGGACCTCCCCGTCTACGAGCTCCCGGATCCGTCGATCGAGTGCTTCCGCGCGGAGAATCGCTTCACCGCGGAGATCCTCAACCACGAGGTCACCTTCAAGCTCCAGGTCGGCGAGGACGAGGACACGACCGTGTCCGCCGTCCAGCTCTCACCGACTCAGCAAGCCACGACCGCGCTCGCGCAGCGGGTGGTCTCGGTCCTCACCCCCGAGGGGAAGCTCCTCGACCACAAGGCGGAGATCCGCGTGTGGGCGAAGGGCCTGGATGTCCCCGACGCGATGGCGCTGATCGACGAGATGGACCTCGTCGACGGCGGGGTCGAGACTTCGATCGAGATCCAGTGCCCCCACTGCGGGCACATGGAGGACATCTCGCTCCCTTTGGAGGGCGAGTTCTGGACGCCGCAACGGCGGCGTTCTACCGAAGGGCGGAAGGTCCGACGGCCGAGCCGGGGATCCTGACGCTCCTCAACCTCCCCGACCGGGAAGCCTACCTCAACCTCGCGGCGACGCTGACCTACAAGCGGTACCCGGGCTCGGGGACCAACCTGACACTGTCCGACATTAGGTCACTGGAGTGGCTTGACTTGCTCTGGTGGTATCGTTGGCTCGGGGAGCGCTGGGAAGACGAGTCGCGGGCCCTCTCCCGGAAGTAGCTACGATGGCGCGCAACCAGTTCGGTCTTGGGTTCTTGTTCACCGCGGAGGATCGCGCCTCCCCGGTGATGAACAAGGTCGACAAGAACTACCGGAAGCTCGATCGCGCGACCGAGAAGACGCAGAAGAACACCCAGGCCGCGCAAGGAGCCATGATGGTGGGGACCGCCACTATGGCCGCGGGCGTGGGTGGGCTCGCGGTAGCGTTCCAGTCGGCCAAAGCCGCGGGCGAGTTCGAGCAGGTGATCGCCAAGGTGGGCGCCATCACTGGGGCCTCCGCCAAGGACCTGGAAGACCTCTCGGCGGCGGCAATCCAGGCGGGGCTCGACACCCAGTTCTCCCCCAAAGAATCCGCCGAGGGCTTGGCGGAGCTCGGGGTGCGGGGCCTGAATGCGGCCGAGTCGATGCAGGCTTTCCGCGGCGCGCTCGACCTCGCGGCGGGCGGCCAGATCGGCATCGCGCAGGCGTCGTCCACCACCGCTTCCGCACTCCGGGTTTTCAGCCTGGAGGCGGACCAGGCGGGTGTGGTCGCGGACAAGCTCTTGAAGATCTCCAACGTCACGGCGCTCCAGGCCAACGACCTGGAGAACGCCTTGGGCACGGTTTCCCGTGGCGCTGGCCTGACCAAGCAGTCGATCGACGAGATGCTCCCGAGCATCGGGCTTGTCAAAAACACCGGTGTTGACGCATCCGTAGCAGCGAACGCCGTGAGCTCTGCGCTCACGATGATGGCCAAGAACGCGGACAAGTTCAAAGCGGTTGGCGTGTCGGTGACGGATGCGCAGGGCAAGTTCCGCCCCTTCATGGACGTGGTGATGGACACCACCGACGCGTTGTCGAAGTACACGAACGACGCGGAGCGGGTGGCGATTGCGACCGAGCTCTACTCGCGGTTCGGCGTCACAGCGTACCAAGCCGTCTCCTCGCAGCTCACGACGGGCATCCGCAACGCCAACGGGGAGATCATCAAGGGCGCCGAAGCCATGCAGTTCCTGCGGGACTCGATGGCGGGCGCCGAGGGTACGGCCGCGAAGTTCCGGGAAGCCTTGCTCGATACCCTCCCAGGGCAGCTCGTGTTGTTGAAGGGAACCGTGGAGACGCTGGCCGTCACGCTCGGGCAGCCGCTCGCCGAGGCTTTGGAGCCCGTGGTGAATGGGATTCGGATTGCGGTCAACCAGGTGATCGAGCTTTTCCAGAAGCTCCCGCCGCAGATGCAGAAGATGGTCGGCGTCGCGCTGGTCGTTGGCTCCGCACTCTTGGCCCTGGGGGGTGTGATTCTCGTCGTCGCGGGAACAGTCGCCGTTGCGGGGCCGGCGATCGCCTCGTTCGTCTCCGCACTGGTCACCGCCGCCCCCGCGATCGCCGGCATCGGAGCAGCCCTTGCCGGCATCGGGGCGGTGATGGGGACGCTCTACGCCGCCTTCCAGAAGAACCTCGGGGGCCTGGCGACGCGACTCAGGCCGATCATCGAGCGGGTCCAGCTGTTCTTCGAGGGGCTGTTCCAGTTCATGGAGGACGGGTTCTTCTCGGGGGACGTAGCGAAGAAGCTCTCGCGCCCGGAGAACGCCCCAGTGCTGATGTTCCTCACGGTCTTGATCAAGTGGGGGCACCGGGTCCAGCGGTTCATCGAGGGCCTGAAAGCGGGGTTCATGGGGTTTGTCGAGGAAGCCTTCCCCGTGTTCCAGTCCTTCGGCCAGGCGGTCAACAAGGTCGCCGAGGCCTTCCGAATCGTGGGCTCCGACGCCGACAACGCGATGGGACCCTCCGAGCGGTTCATGAAGATCGGAACCACGATCGGTCGCATCGTGGCGCGCGTGCTCACGATCGTGATCAACCTGCTCTCCGCTTACCTCTCGATGTGGGCCGGCTGGGTGAAGGGGGTCCGCGCGGGGTTCGTCCTACTCTCGCCGTTCTTCACGCAGATCCGCGAGGCCTTTGCGGACATCGGGGAAGCCATTTCCACACTGATGCAGGAGCTGGGGATCATGGATGCCCAGGTCGGGACCTCGACAGGATTCTTCGAGGGCCTCGGCAAGGTGATCGGGTTCATCACCACTACCGTGCTCGGGCCCATGCTCGCCGTGTTCACGGCGATCGTCCGCATCATCCAGTTCTGGGTGGAGGTCGTGGTCGGGGCGGTGCGCCTGGTCAAGTCGGTGTTCGCCGGGCTCATTCTGTTCTTCGAGGGGTTCGGGAAGCTCCTGAATGGCGACATCAAGGGGGCCTTCAAGGCCTTCGGGGAGGGCCTGGAGAGCATCTTCGGGGGGTACGCGGACTACTTCATGAGCGTGTTCAACGCGGTCGCGGAGCAGATCAACAACCTGCTCGACCTGCTCGCCGACGTAGCCGCGCAGCTCCCCGAGTCCGTCCGCCCGGAGTTCCTCGACGACTTCATCAGCGCCCGTCGGAGCCGCGACACCGCGGCCACCATGGGCCAGCTGGATGCGGACTTCGAGCAACAGATGGGTCAACAGTTCGCGTACGCGAACGTCCCCACGGTGCCCTACCAGAACAACATCGCCGGCGCGGCCGAGAAGGAAGCGAGCTCCCGCGCGGCTGCGGCGGATGGTCAGGCTGCGGCACTCCGGGCCGTGCTCTCCGAGGCCAACAGCAAGACCACCGAGACCACGCAGGTGGTCCAGCTGGTCGTGGACGGGGAGGCGTTGGGCCAAGCCACCTTGAAGGGCCAGAAGAAGGCCTCCGCGCTCAGCTTCGGAGGGGACGCTTCGGCGGAGGATTGAGCCATGGTGGACACCGGCGAACGACCCCCGCGCGTGCGCATCTTCAACCTCGTCACCAACGAGGGGTTCGTGATGCAGTTCAACCCGACGCAGTTCCAGGAGAACTTGCAGGTGAACTACCAGCGGCCCTCGGTCCTCGGTTTGTCGCATCAGCCGCTCCAGTACACCAACACGGGGAACCTCCAGGTCCCCATGAAGTTCTTCTTCCTCGGGCGGGACCCTGCGCAGAAGGCCGGCGGGGACGAGGTCAAGAAGTTCCTCTACGCGCTCTGCTACCCCCGCGCCAACGCGGACAGCATCGTCAGCGGACAACCTCCCCGAGCGCTGATTGTGTGGCCCAACGTCCTCTCGTTGACGACCAAAATCATCCAGCTCAACATCAACAACCAGCGATTCAACCAGTTCGGCGAAGTGGTGCAGTTCACCGCGGACTGCCAGTTTGAAGAAATGCGGGATGTGCGTTGGACCAGCGAGGACGCTCGCTCCTTCGGCGTGCTCCGCACGGGCGAAGCCCCGGGAGGCCAGTGACCGATGCCCCCTCGTTTGTACAGTCGCCATAGCTACGTCCAGCAAGTCGCGGGGGGCGACCCGATCAAGAACTACCTGACGGACCGAACCAAGTTCCGGTTTGTCGATCTGCCGGACAACACGCTCTATCAAGTGCAGTCCGGTGATCGACTCACCGACATCGCTGCGCGGTTCTACGCCGCGCTGGACCGCCCCGAGACCGGGTTCTACTCGGATTCCCTGTGGTGGATCATCGCAGACTTCCAGCCGCGGCCGATCCACGATCCGACCATCGCGCTGATGGAGGGCCAGACACTCGTGGTCCCGAGCCTCCGCACGGTTCGGGATCGCGTGCTCACTCCCCCGGGGAGGCGCTAGCCGTGCGCGACCGTGGCGGGCCCGTCTACTTTGTCGCCGTGCGCAAGCCGGGGACCAAGGGCCAGGCGGTCAACCTCTCGACCAAGGTCGAGTCGCTCTCGTTCAAGGACGCGGAGCGCAAGGCCGATGTGCTCACCCTGACGGTGGACAACTTCGACCTCTCGAACTTCGACGATCCGATCTGGGCTCACGGAAACATCATCCAGTTCACCTTCGGGTACGATTCGGAGCTCGCGCCACTCCGCGAGGCGGTGATCCGCTCGGTCAAGGGCTCGACCAAGCTCACCATCGAGGCGCACTCGAAGGACGTGACGCTCGACCGCATCAAGGTCCGCCAGGCGTGGGAGAACGTCACCCGGTCCGACGTGATCCGGGAGCTGGCGACCCGGAACGGCTACCAGCCCGAGGACCTCCAGATCGCCGAGTCGAGCGAGCGGTTCGAGATCCTCACTCAGGACAACCTGACCGACGCGCAGATGATTCGGAAGCTCTGCGAGCAAGAGGGCTACGAGTTCTTCGTGGACTTTGACGGCTTCCACGCGCACCCCCGCGACCTGGCCCAAGCTCCCCTCCGCGAGATCCTCTACTACACCGACCCGGGCCAGGGTGATGTGATCTCGTGGTCCGTCGAGAACGACATCACCCGCAAGCCCGGCCGAGTCCGGGTCAAGTCGCGCGACCCCGACACCAAGGAAACGATTACCGGGCTCGCCGACAACGAGACCGACGACCTCCGCGATCTGCTCCAAGAGGTGAAGGCCCTGGAGGAGTTCATCCTCGAAGTGGACCCCGAGACGGGAGCGACCACGACATCGACGCGCAAGATCAGCGAGAATCAGCCGGTCGCGTACGAGGAAGATGTCGCGGGGAACCAGCAGACTCAGGGCGAAGCGGAGACCGACGCCAAGCGACGCTTCCGCAAGGCGACCCAGCGCGCGGTGAAGATGTCCATGACCATCGTGGGAGACCCGAGTCTCTTGGCGAAGGCGGTGGTCAAGCTCAGCGGATTCGGGACCCGGCTCTCTGGCAAATACTACGTGCAGGACGCTGCACACGAACTCAGCGGGTCCGGGGGCTACCTCACGTCCCTCAAGTTGATCACCGACGGGTACCAGGCCAAGCGCGGCAGCGGGAAAGGCCAAGGCGGGGAGACCAGCGCGGCCGCGTCGGCTCTCGCCTCTGCTACCCAAGCCCTCGCGCAAGCTCTCGCCGCTTCGACGACTCCCGCGGTGATCGACGCCGCGAAGAAGGTGGCGGCCGCGGTCGCGCAGGCGGAGGACCTCTCGATCCCCGCGTTGAAGGCGGTGATCGCTACCACGACCGCGCTGGTCCGCGTCGTCCAAGTCGAGGGGAAGCGTGCGACCGGGACGGAGAAGCTCGTGCTCACCGAGGTCTACGCCGCCTCCACCGCGCTGCTTTCGCTTGCGAAACGCATCGCCAACCAGGAGGATGCGAAGGCGAACGGAACGGTCAACGACAAGGACGTGGCCGACGCACGGGACAAGGTCGCGCGCACCACCGTGGACCCCGAGACCGGGGAGACCCGGACCTTCTACGTGGACGCCGGCAACCGAGGGAAGAAGTAATGGCCAGCTCAGACGACGCACTCGACCCGCGCTACTACGGGGTCCACGAGGGGTACGTGACCAGCAACCGGGACCCCAAGGGGCGCGGGCGCGTGCGCGTGTGCGTCCCCGGGCTCACCGCCGAGGAAGGCGGGGCGTGGGCGTACCCCATGGGGCTCCTGGGGGGCGGGAGCGCGCAACGGGGCCAGCACTACCCTCCCGAGGACGGCGCCGAGGTCTACGTCTGGTTCCTCGGGGGCGACCCACAGAAGGTCCGCTACCTCCCCGGCCACCACGGGATCGGCGAAGAACCGTCCGCAGTGCTG